TGCCCTTTAAATACTTTTAACGGCACATTTTCCATAGCATCTATATTCTCTTGGGCCGGGTCGCGTGGTTCGGCGTTATCGGTAGTATGTGAAACTAATATTTTATCTACATCACGTACTCCTAACGACTCATACATTCTTCTGTATACTTCAGGAATGTTATGTATTTCAGGGGCTTGCATAGCTAACTGCAACTCAGTCTGAGCTATAGCTATGCGTTGTGCTTGAGAAAATGTATTCGGATTAGACACCGGCATAATGTCTACGCGATCATCAAAGTCCATGCGTTTAACAGATTGATCTGCACCCGCTACACTATACGGATAACTTTCAGGTAAATAGTCAGACATCACTTTAGCGAGTAATTTAAACTCAACCCGCATGGCGTAATGCAAGCGTTTATGTATAGCACTCATTACCCGCGTGCCTTGTTCAAGCATTGCAATAGTTGTGCCTACGGCTGCCTGCTGATTACCATCACCTACTTTAAGATCAGTAATAGTAGCAAAGCGTTGCGCTGCATCTACCACAAAACCAAGTAATTGAAATAGTGTTTGATCCGGGCCTTTAAACGGCAGCGCCATCAAACTATCACGGATCGCGCCACCCGGGGCATCTACATCTCTAAACTCTCCGGGTTGCAACGGATCGTTATCGTCACGTATGCGTAAGCCTCTAGCTTTGAAACCAGCGGGTAAATTAGATAGCGTACCAGCATCAATCAGTTGCCTTAAAGCAGCCGTTGCTGTACGAGATAATCCCCCAATGGTGTGAATTAAACCCAATCCGTAGAAACCAAAGCCTGGCAGAAACTTGTAATGTATAAAATATTGTATTTTGCGTTTAAGTTCGTCTTCTTCGCTATAGTTCCTACGGATAGAGAGAACCTGACCGTTATCCTCACTAATGGTAACTACATAAGGCACTTTTATACCAGTAGCTTCCCCATCTGTATCTGTTTCTTCGTATCCGGGTAAATCTAAATCAACGTGACATTCTAATAAAGTGCAATCGTAATCAATATTAGAAGGTGAGGTTCCGGTAATATTGTCCATTTCATCACTAACACTATCGGTTTCATCTTGTGCCGGAATAACCGGAATATCTCGATAAAAACCCGCAATCTGTTTTTTACGTAAATCATTTAAAGATAAACGGACTACGTGTGTAATATTTGGACACGTTTCTAAATCGTTAGCTTCGTAAGGAACTACCAAATTTTCTGCAGGTACAAACTTACTTACTGCTCGATCTAAGGCTTCATCATAATAAACCTTTTTGAACGTAGAGCCTGCCAGCGGTAAATAAAACAACATCTGGTCAAACTCGGGTGTGTATTCTTCCATTACATCCATAATGTAATAGTTCATAAATTCTCTAACTCTTAGTGCTTGTTCTTCTTTAGCGTGAGTTGGTGCACCCATCACTACTGTTCTAACCGGTCCACCAGACGGAAGTAATTCATTAAATGCTTGTGCTTGAAATTGCACTGCTGCTTCAGCCAAGATAGGGTGTGTTACGCCTGTCGCTCCACGGAAAGGTTCAGTGCGGTCTTCGTAATTAAATCCGAGTAATTCTAAACCTTTTGAGTAGGCTTCTTCCCATTCTGAACGGGAAGCTTTATTGGATTCATACTCAGATAAAAGATCTCCTGCAATGGTACCTAATTCACGATCATCCATTTGTTCCGCAAGGTTTTCGTAAAATTCACCTGATCCACGCATCGCGGCCATCGGGTCGAAATCTAAGGTTACACCACCGTCTTCTTCTGCCGTAATCTCAATGTCTTCTGGAATATCAATAGGAACATCGCTGACCAAAGCTTCTATTTCTAATTCTTCTGTTACTTCTTCGTCTGGACCCATGCCTTGTTTTTCTACCAAAGAAACCACTGGTTCATCTTTTTTTGCCATCTTAAATACCTTTAATAGTTAGAGCGCAAACTCATAATGCCACCGCCACCTGCTTTTTGTGCAGCACCACCGCCACCCGTACCAAAATCAATAGGCGCTACATAAGGAACTGCATTAGGGTCCTCAATACCGGCAGCAGCATACAAAGCCTGAAGACGTTCTTCGGGACTGGCTACAGGGATAATTGCGTTAGGATCATGGACATATCCTTCCGGAAATTTTTCAGGGTACGTCGCGTATAACCAATTTCGAGTTTCTTCTGCAGTTGGCTGCCTGCCTAAATTGCTTAATGCTCTTTGAGCTGCCCTATATTCTGCTTCTCCAAGAGGTAAGGGATTACCGGCTACATCTGTGTCAAGTCCTGCTATTTTTCTTCTCCAATTTTCCCACGCATCAGCTCTTTCTTGGTGGCCCCCTGTTGGGACAACTCCTTCTCCATAAGCAACATCTAGGGCAGTACCGCCATCTCCAGTTTCACCTCTCCAAGCATCTCCTCGAGCACTTGGTCCTGAACCAGAGCCTACGCCATATAAAACATTAAATGATTGAGCTAAGTCTCGGTTCCAGCCTGCGTCGTCCATTGCATTATCAAAAGCTATTTGATTTGCTCTTTCTATAGAGTCCCAGCGATCGGGCGCGGTTCCTCCCAAAGAAGCAAATCTACCTACCATCGTTGGAATACCTGCTTGTTCCATACCGGTACCTGTGCCCACTCCTCCTGAACCACCATACATCGGTAAGCTGTTAAAAGAACCACCACTCAAAGACTCACTAGCTAAAGTATCACTAGGCGATACTTTATTTAAAAGTGTAGCAGGATCAACAAGGGCCCCTGCCAACCCTAGACTTGGCTGAACTCCAGGAGAAAAATAGGAATTTTCTTCTGGCGGTATATATAACGGTTGTCTAGGGTCTGACAAACCTTGCGGAGCAAGGTTAAGGTCAAAGGTAGGTGTGTTGTTGGCAATAGGGGCAGGAGCCGTGGCGAATAAACCGCCGCCTTGTTGAAATCGTGGGATTGTTTCACGTGGAACATTTAGAGGTCCTTGTGTCGCGGTGCGCGGAAGGCTAGTTATTCCCATAAATTTAGGTCCCATGTGACAATCTCCTTAACTTAGATTTATTTAGTCTAGCATAAATTAACCATAATACGCATTAACTTTCAAGCGTTCTGCGGCATTTTCAAAACCCCAGTCATCTGTCGGAGTTTGCACAAAATTACCTTGACGATAACGCATTAATGCCTGTGTCATGCTATCCACTAAATCGTCATGCCTACCGTTTGGAAAAGCCGCACATTCTTCTATCATTTCTTCCGCCCAAGACTCGTCGGGGGCCCAAACCATACCCGATTCAAATAACGGAGAGATAGAATGAACCCTCGAAAGCTTATCATTTCCTTTGCTGGGCGTAAAATTAATTACCGGTATACCTATTTGTCGCAATTCGTGCGTTAATGGCATACCAGACGCTTTTGCCTCAATAATTACTGTTTCAGGCTCCCAAAAACCGTACTGTTCTTTAGCAATAGCTTTTAATTCGGGAAAATCCCACCGGCCTTTTTTAACATCTAGCAAAATAATAGCCGGAGAACCGCCAATTTCTTCGGGATAAAACACGCCCCAAGTAGTAATTGCACTAAAATCGGCTGTTTCTTTCTTAGAAAACGCCGTATCATAGCTCTGAATCACAAATTGCAGGTTAGGAACCTCTGTTTTCTCCCATTTTAACCACCATTCGCGTTTTAATATGGATAATTCTTCTGCAGTAGGGTCTTGTTGATACTGTGCGTTCCATTTATACGGCGGAACAGACGCTTTTACGCTCAATAATTCATCTTTTGACCAAAATTCAGGCCAACAAGGGTTTCCGGAAGGCATTAAAGCCGGTAATTCTACAATATCCCATTGGTCTGCTAAAGGATCTTTAGCTTGTGCACGTATTAATTGACCGGTCATGTCCTTTTCTGACCACCGAGTTTGTACCAAAACGATTGCACCGCCCGGCTGGAGCCGTTGACGCGGGCCACCAGTATACCAATCCCATGCTTGTTCAAAACCGCTATGAGATAACGCGGTTTGCTCCGAGTGCGGATCATCAATAATAATTAAATCACCACCACGACCGGCTAAGTTTGAACCAACGCCCACGGCATAGTACATCCCGCCATTTTTTGTGTCCCAACGACCTGACGCTTTACTGTCTGCGGCTAACTCCGTTTTTGGAAAAACATCCGTATAATCATCTGTTTCAATCAGGTTTTTAACCTTACGTCCGAAGTTAACAGCAAGTTCCGTGGTGTGTGTTGCTTGAATAATTTTCATAGCAGGATTCCTACCGATCATCCATGCTGGAAACAAGAAGCTGGCGAACTCACTTTTTGTGTGTCGCGGCGGCATGTTTATGATTAAACGTTTTATTTTACCTTCCGCAATCTCCTCTAATTTTTTTGCAATTGTTTTGTGGTGATTTCCCTGAATAAACTCAGGCCACATTGCTTGCACAAAATTTAAAAAATTATTTTGGCAGTCTTCTACTTTTTGTAATTGTGCGAGTCGTAGCTTTAAACGTAATAATTTTGTTTCGTCTTCAAAGATGTTCATGGTGCAAAAATTTTAAAAATCTTTTCCCACTCTATAAAAGGCCCCTTGAACTCAGCAATTTCTTGGGACCCCTTTAAGCCATCCATAACTAAATTGACAGCTTCTTCGCCTTTAAAAATTAAAATACGAAAATCTTTTTCATTTATTTTTTGATGTTTTACTAAAATCCAAACACTGGCGTGTTTATGTCGAGTCATAAAAGAAACTTGGTGCGGACGTAAACCGACTTTATTGCCATTACAAAATTTTAATTCTAATAAATGAAAATTGCCTTTTTCATCACAAAGCATGACATCTGGCACACCGGGCAAGGCCCACGATTCTAACCTAGTGGGCAGTATCTTGGGACGGGTCCGCTTCAAAGCTTCCCGGACTTGTTTCCACAGTCCGGATTCCTTCGGAATCGCGCTCGCTGGTATCTGTTTGTTCTTCACTGGACGGGACATAAGATTTTATTTCCTCAATAGCTTTTAAAACTTCTTCTTTTGACATCTGATCTATGCTGCCATGACGTATTTCACTTTTACTTATATAAATATCGCCTTGAGCTTGACCTCTACGATACTCTGCTTGCACGGCAGCCGAGTAAGCGCCGTTCTGCAAAGCTTCGTCGCGTATTCTTTGTAGCTCACGGATATGTCTTCCGTAAGTTACGCCAAATTTTGCATCTAATTCTCTACGATATTTGTTTATCGCAGCAACAACATGGGGACTCTTATCAGGATTTGTTAGCTCATACGCTCTAGTATGAGAAGAACTTGCAGAATAGCCCGCGTTTATCGCAGCTTCTCTCAAAGTAATATGACCATCGTTTGCAACTAGCTCACGAACAAATAATTCTTGCTTACGTGTCAATCTTGTTCGGACCGACAATCCAGGTCGTCCATTCTTCTTAACTTTCTTCTTGCTCATTTGAAAAAAATTTTAAAATTTTTTTACCCATAAAACAAGTTTTGGGACTCTAAAAATA